AACTGTACTTTTTTCGGTTCCGTTAATTTTGGCATTTTGCGGAGAATGGGGGAGACAAATTGTATCTGATGGGTTTACTGCTCTTGAGGCCATGCCGGAGTACTATCAATATACTCTTGGTACGATTGTTGCTGCCAGCTTTGGTATGCGCGGTGCCGCTAAGTTTTTTGGTAAGAAGTGATGTCAAAGCGCCTTCAGAAAGACAGCGACTACGACCAATACGATATGGATGGCGACGGGGTAGTTACCGACGACGAGCTTGAACACGCTAAAGAAATAAAAGAAACCGAAGATGAATTACGAAAACATTTAGCTCAACTACGAATGGCAAGGTATACATTGATTAGTATGGGTGTTTTTACTTTAGCCATGTTTTTTATACCTTTGGATAGAGTTACAGCGTTGAGCGACATTAGTAATTTGTTTTATATTTCGGGAGCGGGTATTGTTGGAGCCTATATGGGCACCACAGCTTGGATGAATAGGAAATAAGATGGCACGACCTAGAGCAGCACAATTTGCAAAAGACATTGGTGTCTCGACTAATGAGGCGAAAAAGCTTATAAATGAAGGACGGCAGCGCAAAGATGGCGGCTCAGTTATATTGGAGAATGCTATGAACAAGACAAAAGTAGTAAAAGCTAAAAGTGGTAAATCAGTTTGTGCAACGCCAACTGTAAAAACTGGTAATGGCGAATCTCAAGCTCGAGGCATGGGTGCAGCTATTCAAGGCGGAGTCTTTCGCGGAGTTAAATAAATGGCTAACTTTAACCAAGATTCATCTGGCCTGACCGATGAAGATATGGATCAATCCCTCCAGCAAGATATTGCTGCGGCTAATTTTGAGGCTTCAGGAGGGGATCTTGGTAATTATAATTATGGCGAGAACTTTGTAAACGACGCCGACAACCCGGGTTACACTGGTAAGTCGGCCAACATAAACCAAGCTGTAGCAGACATGCAGGGTCTTTTTAATACTCAGCGTGGAATTACTGCCTCTAATCCATATGGTAAAGAAGGCTTTTTTAGCCGAGTTCTTGGTATAGACCCAAGTAAGATCGACTATTCAAGCAATATGGATTTGAATACTCGTAGCGGTATTGCTAACAATCAGTTCTCTAAATACATGAACCCTCAAAACATAAGGGGTCAGATTGGTTTCAATCCCGCTTATGACCCGGCTGGAGAAGGAAAGCTTCGCGCAGGGGTGCAAGACGCAGGATATGAAACAGTTTATGGCCCTGTGATGGAGCAGGCCCGACAGCAGGGCACGGGTGAGATGATTGCTCGTGGTTTGGCGGGTATGGGTGGACCCATTGGTATGGCACTAGGCCAGATAGGTACTAAAGAGTACGGCTTGCCCGGTGTGACTGGTTTTGATTCTTTTGATCCTAATAACCCTCGTCCGGGTGGGGGTATTCTAGGTCAGTTTCTTGGCGGCTTAAACCCAACTCAAGCCAAAGATGCTCTCGTTGGTGCTTTTGCCCCTGTGGTTCCAGCCCCAAAACCTACTTCGATAGGCACTACCACTTCTCCTATAGGCACTACCACTTCTGCACTTAATGCTTGGAGCGCAGGCAGGGATGCGGCGAAGAAACAAGCACTTGCTGACGCTGTTTTTTCTGTAATGAGTCAAGCGCAAACAAGTCCAAGCATAGCAAACATGTCGCTTGAGGATAAAAAAATAGCAATTAACGAGCTAGCCGAAAGAAACTTTCAACCATATTTAGACGCGATGCCCGATATAGGCTCTACTATTGTGGATGGTAAAAACGGCTTTCAAACAGAAACACTCCCCGATGGAAGTGTTCGATCAGTTCAAACAACAGGCGGTATGACTAAAGCAGAAGCAGATGAAATAAAAAACAACTTTGAAAACACTAAGAACCTTAGTGCCGAGGAAGCTGCCGCTCGGGCTATGGAAAGATTAGAAAACTCTTCATATAACTTTTTCACTGACCCTCAAGCTGGGGGAACATACCCATCAGCTATGGCTGGTGAACAGTTAGCGGGACTTTTTGGTGAGGATCGTAGAACGGCTGGTTTTCGCGATCTTGAGGGAATGATAAAGTCGGTTGTTGACGGAGAGAATTTACCCGACAATCAGAACATGTACGGCCCGGGGATGCCTAACCAGACTCCGTTAACGCCTGATGAATTGAATAATTTACCTGAACCATATGGCATGAAGTTAGGTCGTGGCCCTTCTTCGGGCGGCATTATGCAGTTGGCGGTGTAAAATAATATGAGAGAACTCATAGAGAATTGGGTACACACTGATTTAAGTGTGGTTGACGCACAAGCTGGCTTCGCTCCTTGTCCTTTCGCAAAGAAGGCACTACAGGACGATAGGTTAAAAGTTGTCGAGTGTCAGGATCAGGAAGATCTGTGGAAGACTGTAGTAGCGCAGTGTAAAAAGCTTACCTCTGAACACTCAGTTGTAATTTGTGTTGAGGAAAATGCAGAGCAGCCGTATGATCAAGTTGAAGCCGCATGTGTGGTAATGAATGAATGGTTTGCTTCTAATAAGATAGATTTATGGTTATTAGCTTTTCAAACAGATTTTACAATGGTATTCATACAAAGGTTGTCAGAGTTAGATGATGCTAGTAAAAAGCTAGAAAAAATGGGATACTACGAAAACTATAGCAAAGAAGATTACATAGACTTAATTTTAACCCGAAGAAGGAAGAGAGAAAATGGCTGGAGCTAAAAAGAAAGTTATGCGTCGCAATGCTGGTGGTAAAGTAGTAGCTAAAAAAATGATGGGCGGCGTAAACAAAGCCAAGAAGATGGCTATGCGTCGTATGCGCGGAGGCGCTATAAAAAAGAAATAAGGGGCATGCATGGATGTTTATAATTTTATTAGTCAATACAATAAGAGATTGACTGATAGGATGGATGACATAAGTCAATCCATCACAAGTGGTAGTGTTTCCGATTGGGAGGACTACAAGGCAAGAGTCGGCGAAATACAGGGTGTCGCTTATGCTCTTGATGAATTAAAGGCCCTGCTTAAAAAGGTGAATTATGTCGAAGACACTGATAGTACCTGACTACGTTGTCGCGCAACGCGAAGCGAAAAAGAAAGCCGAAGAGGCTGCAAAGAAAAAAACCCTTACAGAAAGAATTCCACAACCCACTGGATGGCGTGTATTAGTCATGCCGTACATGGGTCGTGATAAGACTGAAGGGGGTGTTTATGTTCCTGATCAAGTTAGAGACCGTGAGTCAAAGGCTACTGTTGTAGCTTATGTCGTAAAGGTTGGACCTCTAGCATACAAAGATACCGACAAATTTGGTGACGGTGATCCTTGGTGTAAGGTAGGTGATTGGGTGTGTATCGGGCGCTACGCTGGATCTCGGTTTAGTATCGAGGGCGGTGAAGTCCGCATTATCAACGATGACGAAGTCATCGCAACCATCGTCGATCCAGACGATATCAAGTCATACGGAGGGTAGTTGTGTCAACTAACGCCGCAGAAATGGAAGAAAAAGAAATTGAAGTTATTGAAACAGTAGAGGAGGAGGGATCTACTGAGGTTGAAGTTGTTACTGATTCTTCGACTGGAGACACAGGACCAGAAGATGAAGCCAAGGATGAGTCTGAGTCGAAAGAAGAAGAGCTAGACACCTATTCCAAAAATGTTCGTCAACGTATTAGTCAAATTACTCAGAAGTACCGTGACGAGGAGTCTGCTAGAAAGTCAGCCGTTGATTACGCGGAGGCAGTAAAGAAACAGAATGATGAGCTAAAGCAACGACTAGAGTCTTTAGATCAGTCTTATGTTGGGGAGTTCGACACTAGAATTAAGTCTCAAGTGGACTCTGCCAAACAAGCGTATCAAAAAGCTTACGATGAAGGTGACGCCGATGGAATGTTCGAGGCTCAAAAGAACATAAGTCGTTTAGCCATAGACGAGGCTCAACTTGACCAAGCTCGTAAAAGGCAGGAAAGAGACAGTGCTGCTAGAGAAGAGGCTCGGAATGCTCCGGCTCCACCGCCGCAACAGAAACAACAGCAACAGCCTGCTGCTCCAGATCCGAAAGCAGAAGCTTGGGCATCAAGTAATGACTGGTTCGGTACGGATCAGCCTATGACTTATGCAGCTTTTGGGTTGCACAGGCAATTAATTGAGGAAGAAGGATTTGACCCAACGTCCGATGAGTACTATAATGAGCTTGACAAGAGAATCCGCACAGAGTTTCCACAGAAGTTTAAGGGAACAAAACGCGGTGATTCTGGACCCCGAGTCGCTTCTGCGGATTCCAGTGCTTCTAAAGCATCGTCAGGTAAGGGGCGCAGAACAGTCAAATTAACTCCTTCGCAGATAGCTATTGCGAAAAGATTAAATGTTCCGCTCGAAGAATATGCTAAGTATGTTAAGGAGTAAGAAATGACTGATTCTACTAGAACGCCACGCGAAGCGTCAACTCGCGCTAAGACCCAGCGGCGCAAGCCTTGGGCACCGCCTTCAAAGTTGGAGGCACCCGATGCACCGGAAGGTTACAAGCATCGTTGGATTCGTACATCACTTCGTGGTGAGGATGACAAGATGAATGTAAACGCCAAAATTCGGGAAGGTTGGGAGCCTGTAAGGGCTGACGAATACCCAGAGATGGCGGGTCAATACCCCACCATTGATGATGGTCAGCATGCAGGTGTAATAGGAGTAGGTGGATTAATGCTTGCTCGTATCCCAGAGGAAACGGTCGAAGAAAGAACTGAATACTATCGGGAGCAGACCCGTCAACAAATGGAAGCCGTGGACCAAAGCCTGATGAGGGAACAACATCCCTCAATGCCTATTCATTCGGATAGGAAGAGCCGTGTATCATTCGGAGGTAAGTCAAATGGCTGACCTCCTACAAAACAAGGAGTAAGCAATGGCAAACGTCAATGTTGCCTTCGGCCTCAAGCCGATTAACACTGCTGGTAGCACTCCAGCTACAAGTGGTGTGAATGCATATCCTATTGGTGCTACAGCTTCAGCAATGTTTCAGGGAACTGCGGTAAAGTGTGACAACGGTGGTTCCATCGTTGTGGGCTCTGCCACAGGGGATACTGTAGCATTTGTTGGTGTGTTCCAAGGGTGTGAATTCGTTTCAGCCTCTACCGGAAAAAAGACTTTTTCAAATAATTGGCCCGGTTCAGGAAGTGCAAATACATCATTCCCAATCACAGGGTATGTGTATGACAACCCACTTCAACGCTTCATCGTTGCTACTGATGCAACATTTACAAATTTAGCGACGGCTCAAGCAGCTATCTTCGAGAACTCTCGTTTCGATAGCGGAGCAAGTGGAAGTGCAACCACAGGAATTTCATCTGCAAAGATGGATGTAGCCACTTTGGATTCATCTAACCTATCTCTTCCATTGAAGATCGTAGGAATTTTAGACGATGTAGACAACGAGGACTTCGCATCCGCAGGTATTCCTATGATTGTGATGATCAACAACCATGCATTGCTTCAGGCCGATTCTGAAGCGGCAATTTCATAGGGAGTTAGATAATGGCTATTTCTCGCGCACAACTTGCCAAAGAACTAGAGCCCGGTCTAAATGCTCTCTTTGGAATGGAATATAACCGATACGAAGGTCAGCATGCTGAAATCTTTGACACCGAGTCTTCTGACCGGGCGTTTGAAGAAGAGGTGATGTTGTCAGGTTTCGGTGCAGCACCTGTTAAAGGTGAAGGCACAGGTGTCAGTTTTGACGATGCCAACGAAGCTTACACTGCTCGTTACAATCACGAGACAGTGGCAATGGCCTTCTCAATCACTGAAGAAGCAGTTGAGGACAATCTTTACGATCGTCTTGCTTCTCGGTACACTCGTGCCCTTGCTCGTTCAATGGCACACACGAAGCAGGTTAAAGCTGCCGCAGTTCTTAACAATGCATTTGCCGCTGGCGCTTTCGCTGGTGGTGACGGTGTTGCTCTCTGCGACGCTAACCACCCGCTTACGAATGGTGGCACATTCAACAATGAGCCAGTGACTGCCGCTGATCTTAACGAAACTTCTTTGGAAGATTCACTGATCAGCATTGCTGGATTTGTTGATGAGCGCGGTTTGATCATTGCCCTTAAAGGCATGAAGCTTATCGTTCCTCGCCAGCTTCAGTTTGTTGCCGAGCGTCTGCTTGTCTCTAACCTCCGGGTTGGAACAGCCGACAACGACACAAACGCAATCAAGTCTTCAGGCATGCTTCCAAACGGTTATGTAGTCAACGACTTCCTAACTGATGCAGATGCATTCTTCATCAAGACTGATGCGCCAAACGGCTTTAAGCACTTTGAGCGTATGGCTCTGTCAACTGCAATGGACCCAGACTTCGACACTGGTAACATGCGGTACAAAGCTCGTGAGCGTTACAGCTTCGGCTTCTCAGATCCTCGCGCAGTGTTCGGTTCACCGGGCGCGTAAGTGTAGGCAAAATGATATTAAAGGGCGGCTTCCATGCTGCCCTTTTTTATTGTACAATGTTTTATTCCTGACAACTGCATTGGGCGGTTGACACTAGCCACGACAGGAGACTTAAATGGCTACTACTACTTTCTCTGGTCCTATTAAGGCCGGAACTATTAAGAACACAACAGGCACGGTTCTTGGCTCTAGCGTTGCAAACGTGGGTCAAGTTGTTATGGCTCAGACTTTTTCATTAGATCTTTCCGGCGGTGCAGTTGCAGCGCAGGTTACTGATGTTGTTATCCCTGCAAACTCTCAAATTATTGACTGCGTGATTGACATTATTACCGCAGCAAGTGGAGCAACCAATCTTAGTATCGGTGATACTGTGGGCGGTGCAGCGACAATTTTAAACACTTTCGGAAGTGGGACTGCTGCTGGTCGGGTTTACCCAACAACTCAGGCAGGTGGTGCATTAGCTTGGCAGGACACAGGTGTGGCAGACATTCGTTTGACTGCGACAGCTTCTGCTGCAACAAACGCAGGTCTTGTTCGCTTTACTATTCTGTATCAGCAGAACAATAACCTCGCATAGTAGGAGACTAACGTGGCTAATACAACTTTTTCAGGCCCCGTTCGGGCTGGTACAATTAAAAGCACAACAGGAACCATTGTAGGCACAAACGTGGCTAACATTGGTCAAGTTGTGATGTCGCAATCTATTATGATCTCTGCTGCGGTAGGTGTAGGAACAACTACTTACAATGTCGGTGTCATTCCAAATCAATCACAGCTACTCAGCGTCACAATAAGAGTGGCTGTAGTTAGCGATGCTGCGGGAAACGCGACTGTTTCCGTGGGTAAGACAGGCTCGGCTCAGTATCTAATTGCAAACACTAACGTAAAAGCTCTTGGCGAAACCTCGTCTATAGCAAATGGTGCTTTGGATGAAGCAGACCGTTTTGATTCTGACACCCAGATCACAGCTACATTAAT